TAGTTTCTCAAAGAGCTCGTACTCCTCATCCGTTATCTCTTTCATCTTGTATCCTCTTCTCTATACACTTAGGGCAGTAGTGCTCTTCATCTGTATGGTCAAAGCCATAGGCTATGATGACACGGCAGTTACTACAGAGAAGAGCACCCTCACCGTTGTTGTATTTAACATCAGCATGTTCGTATTTCAAGCGTCACCTCCGTCTTCAAAGATAAAGATAACTATCTCTGCAATGGCCCAGAATATTGCCATGCCCAGTATAATCTCTCCTATAGACATCCATCTAGCCCTCGTTTGCTTGATCGTTGCTTGATCCTCAGTTCACTATATAGCTAATGTTGGTACTGTGAGTACCTATTGTAGCCATATAACAAACACTTTATTGCGCCATAATGTGTCACTCGTGTACACTTAATTGCGCCAAATGTACACGTTACTGTGTCATGTACACACTTTAATAGTATATACTAATGGTTATATTTAGGTACTTTAAGTACTCATATAAGCAACAATGTAACCTATCAGCTACACTATCGTGCCTCTAAAGCTGCCCAACTCTCTGGGAACTCTGGCTGCACCGCTTCCTTCAGTAGCTTAGCAAACACAACAGCTTCCTCTTGTGCCCCTTCACCACTACGTAGTGTGTACACATGGAAGAAAGCAAGAAGGTTACCAGACCAAATGAAGTTCACCATCATGCTTTGTGGCAACACCATACGTGCCATCTCCGGTGCAACACCATCTTCCAGCATCATCCTGTACAACTCTACGGACTCTTCTACACGATGCTCATACAAGCGCTGCCACTTAGGACTATATGGGTGACGACCACCAGACCCTTGCTTAATGCTAGCATCAGGACGCTTACGCCATCCGTTAGGCATATGAAACTCTGGTACGCTATCTACGTATCGTCTACTCTCTTCGTTCCATGTAAGCCCTGCTTGGTGCTTCATCAACTGACGAGCAAGGAATAAAGGGACGCTGCAACGAAGCTGAATAAAGTTGTGGCGGAAAGGAGTATCGTGACGATGCTTAGCCAGATAATGAATGAGCTTGACATCCTTACCCTCCAGTCTATCTGCGGTTTTATTAAAGCTTACCCGTGCTGAGTTAACTACGGATAAGTCCCCGCCAGCACTATCTATCAGTTCGACCTTCACAGTAAACCTCCCGCTTTGATGAGAGCTGTGTTTATTGCTGTCTGGAACTCTTTATAGCCCCCCACATGCCAGTCGTCTATGAAGATCTGAGGTACTGTCTTAACTGTACCTATCCGCTCCTCTAGCTCGCCTAGGCTGATGTCGTTCATCAGGTCTATGTAGTACACCTCGACATTAGTGGAGTTGCTAGCCGCATCCATAGCCAGCTCTTTAGCTTTAGTGCAGTAGGAGCAAGCCTCTGTTCCGTATATCTCTATCTTCATATTTAAACCTTAAATACACATAAAAGGGGCATGAAGCCCCTTAGTCGTTTTTCTTGAGACACCAACCAGTGTCCCAAGTCTCGTTGAAGCTTTTGTATGCTAGGTTCACCATGCGATCCTTGCAGTACCAGTTCAACTCTACCACCTCCTTAAGAGAGGTGCAATCCTCTAGCTTCTCGTAGTAGTAGTCTACGAGGTCGGTAAACTCATCCTTCATTTCCTTGCGAGTCATCTTCAGCAAGTTCCTTGTTTAGCATAGCGTTGAAGGTCTGCTCAGCGGCACTGTACACATCCAGTTGCTTGGATAGCTCTGCCTTCTTAGCACGGATGTCTAAGAGCATGTTCACTAGCTGGATAGCTCGTGGGGACAGATCATCTACTGGATACTCTGTGCCACCAATGTTTACTGTCTTAACTTCTTCAGTCATTTGCTTTCTCCTCTTCTACGTCTTTAACAAAGATGCCGTCTACCATCTGGCCTGTACGGCTACGAATCTCGCTGTAAGCTGCGTCTAGGCACTCTGAGGCGCTAAGGCCCCATGCCCCTGTCTGCATGATAAGGGTAACCATAATGTCGCCTATAGCGTCCTTTACGGCCTCACGGTCATTAGCCTTGATGGCATCGTTAAGCTCGTCTACTTCCTCTTGGGTCTTAGCAAACTGAGCCATAGGGTTAGGGAAAGGTAGAATACCTTTATCCTCTCCCCACTGGTTAACTAATTTTTCTAGGGTTTCAAAATTCGGCTTCATCTATCATGCGCTCCAAATAAAATCTTGCTTTAAGTAAGTCCTGCTTACCGTTCTTGTTCATGTGGCGAGAAACGTATTTAAGTACGTTCCCCATGTAAAAGCTGTACGAGTCAGGAACAGTATCGTCTATGTAGTCTATGACCTCAATGCCCTTGTTCGTGTAATGCTTAGGGTGGTTAACAGGATCATGCTCTGTGTGCATGTCCTTTAGCTCCTCGCTTAACCGTGACATGATAGGCACTCCTCTCCGTCCCCATTAAAGTCTTTAAGTGCGTCTCGCTCTACCTGCATACCCACCTTGTCGGCTGTAACACCGGCATTGGTTCGGAGGTAGTACAAACCTTTCAGCCCGTCTTTCCACGCCTTAAGGTGTACAGCGTTGACGTAGGACTTAGGGCTACCTGATGGGAAGAACAGGTTAACAGACTGTCCTTGGCAGATGAATGGCTGGCGCTTAGCTGCATGCTCAACTACCCAAGCCTGATCTATCTCAAACGCTGTCTTGAACACTGCCTTCTCTTCGTCCGACAAAAACTCTAACTCTTGAACAGAACCTTCGTGAGCAATGATACGCCTCCATACAACGTCTGTGTTCTTGCCTTTCTCTTCCAACAGAGCCTCTAGGAACTTGTTCTTAACCAAGCTGGCACCGGCACGAGTACGGTGAGTGAAAGCGTTAGACTTGATAGGCTCTATGGACGCAGAACAGTTACAGATAATAGAACTGTTAGCATTAGGTGCAATAGCCAACAGGTGAGCGTTCCGTGCTCCTGTCCCTTTAATGTCGTCAGGTTCGCCTAATTCGTCTGCCAGCTTAGCTGTACCGATAAGGGCCTGCTCTTTGATCTTCTTGAACATATTGAAGTTAGCAGAAGATGCCTGCCATCCGTCCCATGCCAGACCCTTAGACTGTAAGTACCCATGGAATCCCATGGCACCCAGACCAATAGAACGCTCACGCTGAGCCGAATACTTAGCCTTATTCAACTCATCTGGTGCGTTGTCTATGAAGAAGGTCAACACATTATCCAGCAGGCGTACCAGATCGTGGATCATGGTAGTATCTTTCCACTCGTCATACTTCTCTAGGTTAACAGAGGATAAACAGCAGACAGCAGTGCGGTCATCATTAGTGGCTAGGTGAATCTCGTTACAGAGGTTAGAGCCGTGAATCTTCAAGCCCATCTCTTTCTGAGCCGCAGGCAGAGCCGCATTGGCTGTATCTATGAAGTTCACATAAGGTGACCCTGTACGGAAACGCACTTCGAGGATGCGCTGCCATAGCTCACGGGCATCTACTGCCTCTCTTACCTTGCCGGTAGAAGGACACTTGAGTTCCCACTTAGCACCCTCAGCCACAGCCTGCATAAAGTCATCTGTAACGTTAACAGCGTTAAACATATTAAGTAGCTTGCGGTTAACGTCACCACCTGTAGGAACCTTAGAGTTAACGAACTCTATGATGTCAGGGTGGCTGATATCCATGTAGGCAGCGTAAGACCCCTTACGTGTCTTGCCCTGCTTGTAGGCAGTCATCTGACTATCTACTACTTTCATAAAAGGGATAGGTCCTGGACTAATGTCGGATACAGCACGGATGCTATTCCAATGTCCACCTACGCCACCGCCCTTAACAGACAGCCATGCTACCTCAGAGTTATGGCTAATGAGGCTATGAAGGTTATCGCCAACATAGGTAAGAAAACAACTGATAGGTAGGCCTTTAGGTTTATCTCCTCGTTTGGGAGCGTTACTAAGAACGGGGCTAGCAAACATAAACCATTGCTTACTAGCGTAATCGTAAATACGCTGAGCAAATCCATCGTCACCATAACTGTATGCCTCCGCAGCTCTGGCAAAGGCTTCCTGAGGTGACTCCTCTCCCTCTACCATGTAGTACTCTTTAAGCAGAGTAGTAGCCTGTTTGGTCAACAGGTCATCTCTAGTTACATCAATTTTAATAGGCATTATGCGTTACCTTCTGTTTCCATATTGAGCAGCTCTAGCTGGTCGTCATCTAGGTGCTGTACTGTCTCATACAAGTTGTTATCATCATCTAGGAAACCTTCGCTAATAGCGTCAGCCCCTAGCTCCATGACGATATCTAGGTCGTCCTTTACCGTAGCTACTATGCCTGCAATAGTGCTAACCAGAGCGGTAACATCCTTAGCTGACTCGTCTGATACCTCTCCTTGTAAAAAGCTCTTCCTGAACTCTCCTAGGTCAAATCCATACGTTACCTGTATGCGACCTCCACCTACGGCACGAAGCTTAATAAAGGCTTCACCTTCTTTTATTTGGACTTTCATTAAACCACTCCTCGGGAATAAGCTTGTCTGCGTATTGGAACCCATGCTTCTCACACCAGTCAGCGTAAGTCGTCTTAGATCCTTTGCGAAGCTTTGAGGCGGATCTGCTGAACACGAAACGGATATCATACTTGTCTCCGTACTGTTCTCTGATCCAGAGGTGCTTCTGTCTATCTTCTACTGTGAACCTACCTTTAGTCTCAACGATGATGCCGTTAGGCAATACAAAGTCAGGAGTGTAGGTGCGGTTCTTTGCTGGCTGTACGAATTTGATCTTAGATGCCTTAGTCTCATAAGACACCTTCAACCCATGGGATTTGATCTGCTTAGCTACGTTATCCTCAAGCCCAGAGCGGTAGCCCCGAGCTTTGGCAGAACGCTTAGGCCAGGTTGCCATTATTCCTCCTCGTTATATACTGAGTAGTATATCCACTTAGGATTCTTGGCTTGGCTCTTAGCCTGTGGCTTGTACTGCAGGTTAGGCCAGCAAGTATGCTTGTAGTCGCAGAACTGGCAGTTGATAGGGACAGTGCGGTTGCCTGTAGGCTTGCCTCTGAACTTCTCTTCTTCATCTTCAAAACAACGCTCGAAAGGCTTGTCCTGTTCGATGTACTGCTTAGTAGAGATCATGTTGTTCTCTACCTCTTTGACCTTAGCTTCGTCTTCTGGAGCCTCAACAAACGCCCACTCACCTGTAGACTTGTTGACTGCTATCCAGCCTCCGAAAGGCATACCTGTAGCTCTAGCATACCCATAGCCCTGTGCGACATAGCCAAAGGAATCTCCCTCCGCCATAGCTTCAAAGGACTTGAACTTACTCTTAAAAGAGAAAGGGGATGCAGATTTGATGTCCCAGACTTTACCATCGATAACAAGGTCGTACTCACCTTTTATCTCAGATCCGTCTAGGTCCATCTCTACCAGACCACTAGAGGACTCTACGTTAACGCCTGCAGCTTTAAGGATGAACAGAGACAGAACCTCTATCGCATCGCCTAATAGCATACGCATTAAGAAGTCGTAGGGCTTGTCTTCAGCGGCTTCTGGTTTGTTCTTGGCGTACCACAACTGGCAAGTAGGGCGACCAAGGTTACTCATACGTAAACGGAACTCTCTACGGTTCCCTTCACGAAATTGTTTCTTGAGTGCGTTCTTGAAGTGCTCACCCGCCTCTTCAATTAGAGCGTCATCGACAGGGGTGTGAGCCCCTGCCGTAACGTCCTTAAGGAAGTTGCGAACCAATACCTCGTAAGGGTTCGGCAGATCCATAATTAAAAGTCCAGTTCGTCTACTTCTTTGTAGTCGCCATCAACAGCGTCTACCAGCTTCTCGTCTTGTGACCCTTGCTGCTTAGAGCGCAAAGACTCGTTGTATTTGTCCTGCACCTGAGCGTTGGTGTCCTTGATCAACGTAAGGATCTTACGCATAACATCAACGTCTTCACCAGACAGCTCCTGAGTAGCTTTGAAGTCTGGGTCAAAATGAGCAGTGAAGTAGATCACTGAGCCGTTCTTGTGGCGCTTAGTAGTGAGCGTGCTAGTTACCTGCTGGAACTGTAGGCTCTTAGCGTTACATGGCTCAATGACTTCACGAGTGAAGTTCATAAAGCTAGTACCCTTCATGCGGAACAAGCAAGGTACGTTAACTACAGAGACAGCATCGCCTTCTGCGTTTTTTCCAGCCATAGACACAAGACCGTAGATGTAACGGAAGCAAGTAATATCCTTGAACTTAGCTTTCTCGTCAGGAGCCATCTGTGCTAGCTCTTTACCTACAGGACGACCACAGCGTACTGTGCCCTTCTCATCGATAGGCTCATCGCCCATACGGTGGATGATAGAACGGTTAACTACCGCTTCCTCTTCCTGCGAGTAGTGCAGGTACTGCATGTAGTCACCTAGAGCACGGAACTGGGCTTCCTTGGCGTAGATGTCGTGGTTGTCGCCCTGAAGAGTGAATACACCTTTCTTCAGTTCGTTACCGTTATCATCTTCCTCTTGGTAGTTGATACGGAGGATAGGGAGCAGGTTGCTCTCCTGTGACTTCTGCTGAGTTTGCGCCCCACCCATCATAGCGATAAGTTGGTTTGCGTCCATGTTCTGTACTGCTACTGAATTATTCATAAATAACTTTTCCATTTAACCAATTTGATCCGCTCTTTATCTCGATGGCGAGCGGTAATACCATTTCGTAACTGTAACGCTTCTTGAGTTCGTCTGCAACCCCCTCCATTGCATAAACTAGAATTTCTTTTACTTCATCCACCTCACCTGGATATATATCCACTACTATGGAGTCGTGAACCGTCAGCACCATCTTGGACTTAAGGTGGGGGTTCTGCATAAATTTGCGATGTGCTCGCACACAAGCTAGAGGAACTATATCTGCAGTAGCAAAGGACTGGACAGGATAGTTCACTATCTGGGTAGCGTAGGTCACAGAGCCGTTCTGCATACGCTGTACGTTGTCCCAAGCTAGCTGTCGCCCACTGGGCAACTGTAGGAAGCCTTCGTTAAGTACTCTACTGCGTAGCTTGTCGTGCCACTCCGCAAGACCTTCATAGATGTTGAAGTACTCAATGAAGTAGTTCTTTACGTGTGCAGGCTCACCGCCACCCTTACCACCATACAGAGGAGCAAAGGTGTAGGCTTTGGCTGCCTGACGCATATCCTTGGTAACCGCAGACACATCACACTGGTTGATGATGGCGGCAGTCTGTTTGTGTACGTCCTTACCTTCAAGGATGTCGGCAATGATCTGCGGGTCACGAGATAGCTCACCAGCTACACGGAACTCTAGACCTGAGAAGTCAGCTTCCATAATCTCTCCACCTTCAAAGCGAGACACTACCGCCCTACGAATAGGGAACGTACCGCCTCGTGGCTGGTTCTGGAAGTTAGGGTCACTAGACGACAGGCGACCTGTAGCTGTAATGCACTGGTTGAACGTAGTGTGCAGTATGTTGTCCTGCCTAGTGTTCCTGCGGATACCGCCACAGAACGAGTTGAGGTACGTGCTAACAGCGTTTAGCCTGCGTATGTTCTCTAGGAATGAGATAGCAGTAACGTTGTTCTTAAGGCTAGCCTGCTTAATCAGGTAATCTATAGAGCCTTTGTCGGTTACAAAACCGTTTGCACTAACCATCGAGACACCACTGGGTTTAAGCTTAAGCCCAGCAATACGGTCAGTATCAATATAGATGAGGCCAGTACCGCCACAAGGAGAGCACTTAGTACGAAGCTTATAGGGTTTGCCATCCTTTCTGTACTTCTGGAAAGATCCTTCCCCATTACAAGCCATGCAGCACTCAGCAGACTTCCGATAAATAACATCAGTATTAGACTTAACATGGAGGGCAAACTCCCTATCGTTCATGAAAGGTCTGCGTAAAGGTTTGCTATTGCTGTCTAGGCCAATATTGAACACTTCACGCCATTTAGTCTTATCTTTAACCTTACGGCTGTAGATAACTTCAGACAGTTGTGCAGGACTGTTAAGGTTAACTGGAGTGTCGCCCATGACCTCGGAAACAATGTCTCTAAGCTTCTGCTCTATCTCCTGCTTCTCTCGGGTGTACTGGATTTCTACATCCTCTAGCTCTTCTAGGTTGATGTATATTCCATTTCGTTCCATGTCCAGGAGTACATATAACATTTGGTTCATAAGGTTACGTGTAATACGCAACGGCTTGCCCTGCTCTGTCTCGTACTCTTTCAACTGAGCCAAGAACAGTTCACCACAGGATACACAGTCTGCGATACCATACTCTTCTACTACAGCCATAGGCATAGACTCAAAGCCTGTACCCGACTTGAACATTTCGTCTACAAGCTCTGACTTCTTGAGGGTAACGTTCCTGCGGATAGCGCTCTCTTTTAGGCTGAGTAGCCACTTGCGGCCCCGAGACAGAACGTACTCACCTACCATGGTGCAGTAGTAGATCTTGTTATCGATGTTAAAACCAGACTCACGTAGCCAGTGCAGATCGTGCTTGATGTTGTGGCCTACCAGCATATCAGCAGCGTCCAGTAGCTCCTGTAACTTGCGTCTATTTGTGTGTAGGTCTTCACCATCGTACTGGTCATGCTTGAAGAAGTAGTACATCACTTCCACTTCATCGATCTCTGGTAAGATCATTCCTGCACCAACAGACACTAAGTAGTTATCTGGGTTGAAGGGCGAGCCATCCAGCTTACCCTTCTCGGTTTTCTGTACAGTGTTTTCTACGTCCACTACGACTATGTTCATCTTATCAAGCGACATAACGAGATACCTTAGGCTCAAGCATACAAATAACTACACCGTGCCAGCCGGTGATCTTGTTCTTACCTACAGTAATGTAACGGGTGTGGTCGGGGTCATCGTCTGCACCTAGCTCTGTTCGACCTATGCCAAGGATGATATCTGCCTCTGCAAACTTACCCGTCTTACTGCCCTCCATCTCTGTGGGGTTAAGTCGAGTCTTACCCTCTGCCTCGGCACTCGCCTGCGATACTGCAATGAAGGCTAGGTTGTGGCGCTGGGCTATGTCCCTAGCTTTGGTGTAGATAGCTCGTAGCTTCTCGTCAGTACGGGCAAAGTTACCAGTGATCTGCATCTTGTCTAGCTGGTCTACAACAACAATGTCGGGCTTGTTACGCTCACAGTACAGATCCAGCTCGTCCATGCTCATGCCATGGGCATCCGCCATATGAACACGGTCCTTAATACCCGCCCACTCTTCACGAGCAAACACAGGATCTTCCATAATCTCTTCACGGTTGATGCCGGTCCATGCAGAGATGGCACGAACCATTGTACGCTTAGAAGGTTCCTCGTTAACAAACGTATGTACATTTGCACCCTGCTCTGCCCACCCTTGAGGGCCGTAGGCAAAGGACACGTGTGCCGCTGTCTTACCTGTCTCAGGTCTAGCGAACACGATACACAGCTCGCCTGCCGCAATGCCCTCTATCTTGTTATTTAATGCAGGGATGTTGAACTTCCAGCGAGGCATCTCTTCTATCTGAGCAAACAGTTCATCGATGTCAGTAGTACACGCTTCGACTGTCGTCTGAGAAGTAGAGAAATCTTCGTTGACCTTCGCCAAATATTCACGAATGTCGGCTAACGTGTCCACCACACCTTCAGAGATAGACAGTCCCATGTTGGCTATCCGCATACCCACATCATGCTGGAACGCTTTATGGATCACTTCTTCGGCTACAGCTTCGTTAATGTCTGCATGCGCTACTACATCTTTGAGGAGTGAACGGATGTTCTCTTTCTTACTGCGAGTAACAGTAGGGTGGTTAACCTCGTACAGGGCAAGGATGTCTGCTGCGGTAAGGTCGGTGTCGTATTGCTCGTGTCCGTACACCAGAGTATCGTAGATCGGCTTGAGGTCAGAATCCTCAAACATGGAAGGTTTAACTCGGTGCTTATTCTTTAGGTAGAAATCCCTTTTGAGTAGCAACTTAATTAATTCTGGTTTCATAATTATCTCTCCTATGAGTTACCGAAGGCGAGTTTAGCACCTTCATTAGAATAAAAAAAGCCCCTCACGAGGAGGGGCAAAGCACTAGGAGAGAGATAAGATGTCCTTGATACGACTAGGTGGGAAGTACTTTAGGTCATCTGGTAGGAATCTTACACTACAACGAGTGTAGGGCTCAAGCATCTTTTTAAGCTTTATAGCTTTCTTGCTGGCATCTTTGTCTAGGGCAATGGTGACGCAGTAGAACTTCTTTAACTGAGGGATCATATCAGCGGATATATTAGTCCCCAAAAGAGCTACACCAGTATACCCAGCGGCACCGACTGCACTAGCAGATGCACAGTCCTCTACTACCACAGCTTCATTGGACCAGCCAGTGATGTACAGAAGATCCCTACGAGAATCGTACCGTTTCCATTTAGGTATCATATTCTTGTTGAGTGCTCTGCCCACAGCACCTAGAGGAACTTTAGTGTTAGGGTCACGAATGACGAACACTGCTCTGTGCTCATCAGGGTCATACATAAGTTCTGCCTCGTTGGCATGTACTGAGCTAGCGTAGTCCCTTACAGCCGTGTTGTGTGTTCCGGCTACTAGGTTGGGTGGCAGTTCCCATGGCTTATCATGCTGAGCCTCTCTGTAAGCCTGCAGGGCGGCTTTTACTTCACTCAGGTTTCTATCCTTAATGTAGGCACCAGACAGGTAACAGGAAGCCTTGTAGCAGTTGTACACTACCTTCCCTTGCAGACGACTACAGGTGAACGTGTTACGCCCTCCACATACAGGACAGTTAACCCGTTGGGTCTCCCCATCTCTAAGTTGTAAGCTATTGATGTAGTCTTTAACTTTCATTACAGTTCTCCTTCTTTCTCAGCAGCAGAGTAGCAAACCAAAACCTTGTACACAAACCAAAACCTTGTACACGGAAAAAATATACGTGCGGGTATTTACATCTTCTAATTCTGCTGTTAAGCTTCGCTTGTCCCTGCCGCCCATTCTACACTTATAATATATACACCCCTTACCCCTGGCTATCGCCTGCTGCATATCAATAGGAATTATCAATTACCCTTCTGTCCCTGTTCTGTTTATAGTCTCACTACACATACAAAAGGAGGTCAGTATGTACATTATCAGGGATGCGAAGGGTCAACTGTTCGATAAGGTTTACCCTACTAAACAGGAAGCTCAGAAGACTATAGACAACAGAGCACGTACCAGTGAATACGCTAAACTGTACTGGTATGTAGAGGAGATAAGTAAATGAAAATCTATGAACTAGAAAAGCTGATCAAAGATATCCGTGAATGCGATGATATTATTTTGGTGTTGGGCGATACTCACAAAGAAGTAGTATTTGATATGCCGGCCCCTTGTAGTTGGGGACTTCGCAATGCTATGATCGGTTCCGTAATAGAGCGTAGGGCTAGCCTGCTAGATCAGTTGTCTCGCCATGGTATTAAAGTCGAAGTCTAATTAAACAGAGAGAATTACAAAATGAACGTATTAAGCTTATTTGATGGAATGTCCTGTGGTCGCATCGCACTAGAACGTGCAGGCGTTAAGGTAGATAAATACTTTGCTTCTGAGGTAGACAAGTACGCTATCTCTATCGCTAAGAAAAACTACCCTGATACCATTCACCTTGGCGATGTTCGTGACGTTTGGTGGCCTGAGTCTACCGATGGTCTCGGCATTGATCTGTTGATCGGTGGCTCACCTTGCCAAGGCTTTAGCTTTGCAGGTAAACAGCTGAACTTTGATGACCC